AATAACTAAAAATCAAAATTATGCCAAATTACATAGTAGAATTACGAGAATACACCGATAGTGGTGATTACATTTCAAACGATTATGAGTTTGAAACAAAAAAAGAAGCAATGAAATTTGCTTATGAAAACAAAGGAGATGTTTTTGAAATCTTAGAATATGAAGATGGAAAAGACTATGACCCAACACATTTATTTATATAACCTAAAACTAAAATTATGAAAAAAGTATTTAAATCAATTATGGAAAATCCTTACGAAACATTTTGCAACTTAATATTTCTTTGCGTTTTGTTTTTAATCTTTAGTCTTGTCGTACATATATTTCATTAAGAAATAAGTATTACATCACACGCCTTGCCTTGCATAGAAATATGCGAGGTTTTGGTGGTAAAAGACAAAAAGTCTTTAACGTAAAATTTGGAGGTACTTGGATATCAAGTGCATTGAGATAGTGCCTTAGAACGCATCTATGAAAGCCAATTTTTCGTAAAAACCTTAATATTAACCTAAAAACCTAAAAAATGAGTAAATCCAGAACTAATGTAACCGAAAACAAATTGTATGTATATTGGAAAAGAGAAAGACCAAAACATTATTTAAATGGTTCTCTACTAACGTGGGAAGAATTTAAAAATGATATGGAAGAGACTTTTCCTGAAATTAATCAAGAAAGTGATATGCAAGATTTAAATAAAGCAATAGTAAATTTAGAAATTGAAATCAAAAGATTAAAAGAAAACAATAAAATGGTATTAGAATGGTTTAATAATTTTGTTGATTATGTGCAAGAATATGATGACCATATATATGATTTAGCTTGTAAATATTCTGACAAAGTTGAAAAACAAAACTACGGATCAAAGTAAAGTTCCAGAAGAAATTGAAGTTATGTCAAAAATTTAATTATCTTTGCATAAGTTATGAATAATTAATTGTTGTTTTGTTGTAGTTCCCCTGCCTCACTGCTAATCGCAGTGGGGTTTTGGTGGTACAAACCAAAATAAAATTAATATGAATGAAATCAAATTAGGAAGAGAAATAGTCTTCAACAAAAATGGAAAACAAGAAATGTATTATGTTTATTACATAGCAAGTGCATCCTATCAGTATTTTCAAACTGAAAACGACAGGTCACAATACATTTCAAATCACAAATTAATTATTAACTTAAAATCAAAAAATTATGCCTAATCACGTATACGCACAAATTAGTGGAATATCCACTAAAAAAGAAGAGTCACTATTTACAGAAATTGCTAAAAAGAAAATGGGTTTAGCTGAATATCTTATCCCCTTTCCAGAAGAATTAGAAAATACTTCAAGCCCTTCTAAGATCGTTTCTGAAAAAGAGTACATTAAACAAGAAAAACAAAACAAATTAGAGAACAAGGTCACTAATAATGAGAGAATCTTTAGCAATAATATTACACAAGCTATGTCGGATAATCTTAAAGACAAATATCTGTTTGACAATTGGTATGATTGGAATCACTATAACTATGGTACAAAATGGGGTTGTTATGATAACAATTACGAAAATGGATGCTATAGTTTTACTACTGCTTGGAGTCCTTTGCACGTTGATTTAATAGAAAGATTAGCAAAGATTCATCCAACATTTACTTATTCTTGGGAAGAAGAAACAGGTTGGGGTGGATGGATGCGATATGAAGATGGAGTTTGTGTTGAGCAAAATTCGTTTGAATGTCCAAATTGGTATGAAGATGATTTTGACTTTTACATTGATAAACTTGGAATTGTAAAAGTAGAAGAAGACATATCTCCTAAAGGAATCAATCCTAATGACAAGAGAAGAAAGTTTCCTTTTGAGTATGATTACAATGGAAAACAATGGGAATTTTTAGTTAACTTAACTAAATTGGTTGAGCCACATACTAACTTGGAAGAAACTTATGATGAAGGTTATTATGATTCTTATGATTTAAATGTTTATTATGGTAAAACCATAAAGGAAGCACTTGAGTCTGTTACTAAAGACAAATCTGAGAGAGTAAACCTTAACCCTGTAGTTTGGGGGTAGTTAGGTATCAACTACATTGAGAAAGTCTCTTAGAAGCGTTCTGGAGAGGTCAAATTTTTATAAAATCACTTAAAATCACTAAATATGAATGAATTAGAACAAATGATCCTAAATGAAAAATTAAAAGAAAATCCCAACTTTAAGTATATAAGATGGTTACAACAACTTAATTTAGAGTCATTACAAATTCATAAAAATAACTCTTCAAATAATTTTGTTATACCAAAGTAATAGGTTATTTTTGCTATGGTTATCAAATTGTTTTGTGTGTGTAATGAATTGGGGGAAATGTTTTTAACTCCCCCTTTTCTTTTTAACTTATGAATTTATCTAAATATCTTATCCAAAATTTATCTCAAGAAAGAGATTTAAAAGCAAAGTCTAAGGAGAATTACATTGAACTTAATGATTATTTTGTTTATTCTGGAATGCAAGAAGTAAACAATAGACTACGTGCTATTACTCCTAAATATAGAGAGCCAAAAAAAAATGTTTTTATCTCAAACGATATGAGCAAGTATAAATTAAAAAAATATAATTAAATGTCAAAAGATGAAAGAGTTCCACATTATTATGTTGGAACAAATAAAAAAAGAAATTATCAAGCAAGGTACGTTGTTACTGATTTTGATTGTACTTACAATATAGGTACTGCAGTTACTTATTGCTTAAGAAGTTCCAGAAAACACGAAACACCTGTGCAAGATTTATATAAAGCTATAGCACATTTAGAATTTGAAATTGAAAGATTAAAAGAAAACAATTAAATAAAATATAATGAAAAAAGAAATATTCGATAAATATGCACACGCAATTGCAGAACAATTTCATCTTGGATTAGATGAAATGTTTGACAAATCCAGGAGAAGAGATTTAGTAGATGCAAGACAACTTTTATATTATTTATGTTTAGAAAGACCAATTAGAGTTTCTTATGTACAAAAATTTATGGAAGACAATGGTTGTAAGATAGCTCATTCTACTATAATACATGGATATAAACAAGCTAAAGCCTTAATTGATGCTGATAAGGATTATCTGCATATGATAGAAAAAATTAATCAAGAAGTTTAATGTACACCATCCAAGAAGTTTATAATCAAGCAATTCAAGATCGTACTGCTACAAAAAACACAATAGGCAAAGCTACGTTTATTGTTAAATTAGGAGTAAAACTACAGGCATTTCCAAGTAAAATAGAAATATTAAATTGCTCAAAAGGGGGCGATTATTATCAAGAAATGGATGAAGAAGAGTATTCATTGTTTTATATAAATGGATGGAAAAAAGCAATCTTATTAGTTGCACTCAGTAATTGCAATCATAAACTTTCACTCATTGAATCCAGGATGAAAACTGAAATGAACACAAGAAAGAATGACAAGCATATACAAAACTTAAAAACTCGAAGAGATAATGTTTTGAAGAAATATGCAAAACATAAAATTAAATTAAATCAAATAAAATAAACAAAATGCAAAACAAAAAAAATCTTTTTAAAGCTCTTGCTGATTTTCAGCAAGAATGTCCTGTTTTACTTAAAGAAACAGATGGTTATGGATACAAGTATATAAAACTTGATTACATAATAGCACAAATTAATCCTCTTTTAAACAAACATAAATTAGGTTTCACTCAACTTATGGAAGAAGATGGATTATGTACCATTTTATTTCATCATCCAAGTGGAGAGAGTATTCAATCACACGCAGTGATTCCAGAATGCTCAATGAAAGGTATGAATGTGTATCAATCTACAGGTAGTGGAATTACTTATTACAGAAGATATATGTTATCATCTATGTTAGGAATTATAAGTGATGCAGATACAGATGCAAAAGTGTACACAGATAATCCTAAACAGACACCTAAAAAATTACCAAACACTAAACCTTTTAATAAATTAGTGAAAGATTTTGATTTAGATGTTGAAAACGCAGTTATCAAAGATCTTACTCCTTTAAACAAAGCAGACAAAAATTGGAATAAAGTAGTAAAGTTTATGAATAATCATCCTTCAGTTAAAGGAAAGTCATTAGATAAAATTATTACTGAATTAGAATCAAAGTATACTATATCTAAAAAAACAAAGCAAGATTTGTCTAAAAGTTTAAATCAATAAATATGATAGACAATAAAAAAGCAAAAGTTCTGGAAAAGTTAAATTGGGATAAATATTACTATGGTGAGTATGGTCAGCAATGGTTATCAAACTCTGATATTTATACACTACTAAACGATCCGACTTCTTTTCGCAAAGAAAAAGAACAAACTAAAGCTATGCTTGAAGGTAGATATTTTCATACTGCATTGTTAGAGCCACACAAATTAAAAAATTTTAAAGTTGTGGATATGTCAAGTCGTAATACTAAGGCTTACAAAGATTTATTAGCTGAAACTAACGAAATTATGTTGTTAAAAAAAGAACAAGAAAATTTAGACAAAATGGTTGAGGTAATAAAAAACAATAAGGAAATGATTACTGAAATTTATGATTTTGACAATACTTACGAAGTTCCAGAAGTAGCTGAAATATGTGGACATATGTGGAAAGGTAAGGCAGATATAGTTTGTCCTAATAAATTAATTGATATAAAAAGTAGTTCAGATATATCTCGATTTAGATATTCAGCTAACAAATACAATTACGACTCTCAAGCATATATTTATCAAAGATTGTTTAATAAACCGATACAATTCTATGTAATTGACAAAACTACTCATCAATTAGGCATTTACGAGCCTTCTGCTGAGTTTTTAGCTAAAGGGTATGAGAAAGTTATGGAATCTTTAAAAGTATACAGCAGATTCTTTAAAAATGATGCTGTAGAGGATATTAACCAATACATACACTATGAAATACTTTAAAAAACTATGGGATATGTTGTATAAAAGCACACCCAAAGGCACTATTATGTGGATTCAAGTTCCAATGTCTACAGATAGTCAAGGCGATAAAGATGACATTATTATCGCTACAATAAACCAATTGGAACAAAAAATTAAAATTAAATAATTATGAGTGAAGACAAAATTTATGTAGGTTCTGGAGTTTCTAAATTTGATGGAGACCAAGTAGCATGTTCTATTAATTTGACAGATTTACCATCTGAACACATCTTTGAGTACAATGGAAAAAAGTATATCAAAGTTCTTGTTCAAAAGAAAAGGGAAGCTGATCAATATGGTAAAACGCACTATGTTGCAGTTGATACCTGGAAACCAGAAGAAAAAAAGCAAGAAGAAAAAGTAGAAAAGGATTTACCTTTCTAAATCTTAAGCAATTAAGAAAGGAGGTTCTGCCTCCTTTTTTTTTGCTCTACTTTTAAAAGTGTTGATTTTTCTTCCTCTATTTACGTTTTTTTATTTTTTTTATATAATATATTTTTATATATCATATATATTAACTAATTTTCAACACTTAAAGTAATAAATAAATATAAATAACTAATAGTTAGTTAGTTAGAGAAAATTAAATCAACACAAAATCAACACAAAATCAACACGAAATGGAAATAACTATATTTAAAGACATTAAAAACACCTCTCAACCCTTCTATAGAGAAGTTGAAGTAGTACTAAAAAGGATACAAGAAGGTGCATCAAAAGACTTAGTAAAAAGTATAAGAAAAGAATCAGACAAGTCAAAAAGAAATCTAATAAAGCAATCATTACCAGCTATTTGTTTTTCAGGACAATTTACAAAAAGGAATGATACCTCTCTTAGTGAACATTCAGGACTCATATGTTTAGACTTCGATGGATACAAATCTACAAAGGATTTATTAGAGGCAAAAGAAAAGCTATCAAAAGACAATTATGTTTATTCTGTATTTATAAGTCCAAGTGGTAAAGGCTTAAAGGTTTTGACTAAAATTCCTAAAGAAATAGATAATCATAAAAACTATTTTAGTTCTTTAGAGAAACATTTCAAATCAGATTATTTTGATACTACATCTAAAAACATATCAAGAGTTTGTTATGAATCTTACGATCCATTAATCCACGTGAATGAAAACTCAAGTGTATGGGATAAAATAATAGAGCAAGAGTATAATGAAGTAAGTAAAAATCAAGGCGTAGTTACAATACCTGTAAGTGATGAAAACAAAATCGTTGAAATATTAGTAAAATGGTGGGAGAAAAAATATGGCTTAAAATCAGGAGAAAGAAACAACAATGTTTATATCCTGGCTTCAGCCTTTAATGATTTTGGAGTCAATAAAAACTTAGCAAAGTATGTAATGAGTCAATTTGCAAGTAAAGATTTTCCAAATTCAGAAGTTGAAAGAACTATTAATTCAGCTTATTCACATTTACAAAACTTTGGAACTAAGTTTTATGAAGATGAAGAAAAAGTTAATCTAATAAAGTATAAATTAAGAAGTGGTGTAACAAAAAAAGAAATCCGATCTCAATTAGCAGATGACAAAATTGAGATTGATGTTATTGATAAAGTCATAACAAAATTAGAAGAAGAGCATTCTAATAATATTTTCTGGAACAAAAATGAAAAGGGAATAATTAAGATTGTACACATACTTTTTAAGAATTTTTTAGAAGACAATGGATTCTATAAATTTAACCCAGAAGGTAGTAAGAATTATGTATTTGTCAAAGTAACGAATAATTTAATTGACCATACTTCAGAAAAAGAAATTAAAGATTTTATTTTAAATTATCTATTAGAAATTGAAGATTATACTATCTACAATTATTTTGCTGAAAAAACTAAATATTTTAGAGAGGAGTTTTTAACACTTTTGTCTTCGATAAGTGTGTATTTCATTGAAGATACAAAGGATAGTGCTTACTTGTATTACAGAAATTGTGCAGTAGAATTGACTAAAAATTCTATTACAACAATAGATTATATTGATTTAGGAGGGTATGTTTGGAAAGACCACGTTATAGACAGAACATTTACTCTTTGCGATGTAGGAGATTGTAATTACAAAAATTTTATTTCAAACATATGTGGATCAGATGATTCCAGAATTAAATCAATGGAAACTACAATTGGTTATTTACTGCATGGATGGAAAAATTTAGCATATTGCCCTGCGGTTATATTAAATGATGAAGTAATAACCGACAATCCAGAAGGTGGCACAGGCAAAGGTTTGTTTATGAATGCATTGAGTCATATGAAAAAATTAGTTTTTATTGATGGCAAGTCGTTTAATTTTGAAAGGTCATTTGCCTATCAAACAGTTTCTGCTGATACACAAATACTTTGTTTTGATGATGTAAAAAAATATTTTGATTTTGAAAGATTGTTTTCTGTAATTACAGAAGGATTAACACTTGAAAAGAAAAATAAAGATGCAATTAAGATACCATTTAGCAAATCTCCTAAGATAGCAATTACAACTAACTATGCTATAAGCGGAGAAGGAACAAGCTTTGAGAGAAGAAAGTGGGAATTAGAGTTGGCTCAACATTATACAAAAGACTTTACACCTCTTGTAGAATTTGGAAAGCTAATGTTCGGAGATTGGAACGACAATGAATGGTGTCAGTTTGACAATTATATGATAAGAAATTTACAAAATTATTTAGATACAGGTTTACTTAAAAGTGAATTTGTTAATTTAAAAATTAGAAAATTATCAGCTAAAACAGGTCACGATTTTATAGAGTGGTGTGGACTATTAGGTGAAACTGCATATCAAGATAAACTTAAATTTAATGTAAAGATTTATAAAAATGATTTATACAATGATTTTATTGAAGAAAATCCTGACAGATCTTCAAGAGGTAAAATGACTATTAGTAGAACAAGATTTTATAAATGGCTTACATCTTATTCAGTTTACAAGTATAGTTGTGAACCACAAGAGGGCAGAGATAATGTTGGTAAGTGGATAAAATTTGTGACTATACACGCACACGAATCAAACGGAAAATTAGATTTATGAAAATATTAATTGCTTGTGAAGAATCTCAAACTTTGGCTAACCGATACAGGGCCAGAGGTTATGAGGCATATTCGTGTGATATTTTAGATTGCAGTGGAGGTAATCCAGTATGGCATTTAAAAGGAGATGCTTTGACTCATGCATATAGTGGATATTTTGATATGATGATTGCTCATCCACCTTGTACATTTTTAGCAGTTAGTGGAGCAAGATGGATGTATAATAAAGATGGTAGTGTAAATCAAAACAGGCTTTTAAATCAAAACAAAGCTTTAGATTTTGTTAAAAAATTACTGAATGCACCTATTCATAAGATTGCACTTGAAAACCCTATTAGCGTTATTAGTTCTAAAATTAGAAAGCCTGATCAGATTGTGCATCCATATTGGTTTGGTGATGAAGCATCTAAATCTACGTGTTTTTGGTTAAAAAATTTACCTTTACTTACTCCTACAAATATGGTAGGCAAAGGAGAAAAAGTGTATTACAAAAGCGGAAAGTCTCATCCTAAGTGGTATGCAGATGCTCTTGCAAAATCTAAAACTCCAGAAGAACGTAGAAAATTAAGAAGCAAAACATTTCCAGGAATGGCTAATGCTATAGTTAATCAGTGGACATGAAGTTAAGACCCTATCAAGAAGAAATAGTAGCAAAGGGAGTAGAGATACTTAAAAACCATAAGTTTATATACTTAGCTATGGAAGTAAGAACAGGCAAAACAATTACTTCTTTAAAAATGCTAACACATATGTGGGCTAAAATTGTAAGTTCTAAAAAAAAGAAAGTTCTTTTTGTTACTAAAAAGAAAGCTATTTCAAGTATAGAGGAAGATTATGACAAATCTTTTTCTAATTATGACATAATGATTACTAACTATGAGTCTTTACATAAAGTACAAAATAAAGGTTGGGATGGAGTTATTTTAGATGAAGCACATTCTATGGGTGCATATCCAAAACCAAGTAAAAGAGCAAAGCAAGTTCGAGAAATATTATATAAATCAAAACCATATGTAATTTTGTTGTCAGGAACACCGACTCCAGAATCATATTCACAAATGTATCATCAAGTGTATGGGATTAATACTAATCCATTTATAAAACACAGAAACTTTTATGCTTTTTCTAAACGATATGTTAATGTTGTTCAAAAAAAGTTTGGCGGTATGATTATTAATGATTATTCTAAAGGATCTGAATTAATATTGCATCACATGAAACCTTATATGATTTCGTTTACTCAAAAATTGGCAGGGTTTGAATCAGAAATAGAAGAAGAAGTGTTATATGTAAACTTACAGGCACAAACTACTAAGTTAATTCAAACTTTAAAAAAGAATTTAGTTGTAGAAGGAAAAGGAGAAGTTATTTTAGGAGATACTGCAGTAAAACTGATGATGAAAATTCACCAACTATGTTCAGGCACAGTTAAATTTGAGTCAGGAAATTCAATGGTTCTGGATTATAACAAAGCTCATATTATATTTAATAAATTCAAAGAACAAAAGATTGCTATCTTTTATAAATTTAAAGAAGAGTTAAATGCTATAAAACATATATACGAAGACCAAATAACTACTGATTTAGAAGAGTTTAATACAACTGAAAAATCTATTGCTTTACAAATTGTTAGTGGGCGAGAAGGAATAAGTTTGAGAAATGCTAAATTTTTAATATATTATAACATAGATTTCAGTGCAACATCTTATTGGCAATCAAGAGATAGAATGACAACAAAAGATAGAACTTATAATAAAATATATTGGATATTCAGTAAAAACGGAATAGAAGATAAAATATATAAAGCAGTAATAAAGAAAAAAGATTATACTCTCAATCATTTTAGGAGAGATTTATTAGATTTGTAATATGACTGAACAACAGATACAATCCAAAAGAATAAAACAATTAGAATCGGAAGGGTATTATGTGTTAAAATTAATCAAAACTAATAAGAACGGAATACCAGATCTTATAGCTATACCTCCAAATTGTGGAGTATTATTTAGTGAAGTTAAAAGACCAAAGGGTAAGTTGTCAGTAATACAGGAATATAGGTTAAAAGAATTAAAAAAGCATGGAGTTAAGACAGAAGTTTATAGAGGATAAAGAATATGACGTAGAAGACTTTTTTATTGAAAGTTTACAAGATTTTGAAATGCCTGTAGCATTAAAAATAGCAACTTTTTTAGAACAAAATAAAATACGAGTAAAAAATAACGACTTAGTTTCTCACATATTAGGTGGAGTTGTTATGTATCGCAATGAACCAGTTACATTTGCAATTGAGATTGTAAAAGCTGGATCTGAATATATGACCTTTACAGATATCAGTGAAATAACTATGGACGAATATTTAGACTTAATGAATTTAAATTTATATATAAAATCAAATGAATGTATTAAAAGTAAATCGATTAAAAGCTATAGCTAATAACGTATTTAACGTAAATGTTGATAGCAAAAACAGAGAAGTAGAAGTTATAGAGGCCAGAGCAACTTGCTATTCTATTCTTAGAAAAGATTGTCACTTGTCTTATATGGAGATAGGTAAATATTTTTTTAAAAATCACGCAACTATAATGCATCACGTAAAACAATTCCCACATTGGGTTAAGTATAATAAGCATCTATCTCACAACTATGAACAATGCAGAGAAGCGTTCAAAAATAACGAAATGTTGTTCGATGATGGTTTAGATATTGTTGATATGATGTTAATAAAAAAGAATGTAGACAAGTTAGAAAACTTAAATAAAAATTTATCTTTAGCAGTATCCCAACTACAAAAAGACTTAACTGAAATAAAAGAACAATTTGTAAATGTCAAGAATTGCTAAAGAAGATGTACAAGCTATTAGCCACATAAATTATGTTTCTAATAGTATTCATGACTTTGGTGATGACATTTATGAAGATTTAATGGAAAGAGATCATGAGGAAGCCAAGAAAAAAGCTCAAAATTTAATAAAAATTTTAGCTGATTTAATTCAATCCTTAACAGATGAAATATAACGAAGACGAAATAAGACCAAGATTGTCAGGTAACAAACGTATAGCGTTTGAAAATTTAAATAAGAAGGAGCGTAGAATACTTGTAATAGGTGATCTTCACGCTCCTTTTGTTTTACCAGGATATTTAGAACATTGTCAAGAAGTATACGCTAATTACAATTGCAATCAAGTAATTTATATTGGAGATATTTTGGATAATCATGCATTTTCATATCATGAGCCAGATCCGAACGGGCTTTCTGCAGGCAATGAATTGATTAAAGCAAAAAAGTTTATAAAACATTGGTACAAAGCGTTCCCTGTGGCTGATGTTTTAATCGGAAATCATGATCGTATGGCTGCAAGGAAGGCAATGACAGGTGGAGTACCCTCAGCATGGATTAAGTCCTATAACGATGTCTTAGGCACTCCTAAATGGAATTGGTGTGAGACTATAGTATACGATAACGTACTTTTTGAGCATGGTGAAGGAGGTCAAGCGGCCAGAAAAGCACAAAACAATATGATGTCAAGTGTTTGCGGACACACCCATACGAGTGCTTATGTGCAGTGGTTTGTTGGAAAAAAATTCAAAGTTTTTGGAATGCAAGTTGGTTGCGGAGTTGACAGTACAACCTATGCGAGTGCTTATGCTCGAAATTTTAAAAAACAAGCCATAGGATGTGGCGTAGTAATCGGTGGGCATACCGCTATAAATTGTATGATGAATTTATGAAAAAACAAATAGCACAAGAATTAAACATATTTGCACGACAAGTAGCAAAAAGATTTTCTCACCCTAATAGAGAGGGTAATGTATCTAAAGAAACATTTGAAGTTTATGAAGTTATACCTACTTCTGATCAGACAGCGGTTGTTTTTTTTAAAAAAGACACAGCTAAATTAGGCATGGGCTTTTTTTATTATATTAATAGAGGTATGTCTAAAGGATGGAAATATTTTTTTCCTACTGACTCACATATTGTAGGAATGATGGCATCACACTATTATAAGTTAGAAGTAGAAAGAAAAAATTATGGAAAAAACTTTGTTGATGTTACCGACCCTACTACTTTTGCTGAACAATACAACAGAAATAGAAGTTCTGAAGACCACATTTAATTTATTATTTTGTTTATTTCTTTTGAGTGTAGTAAGACTTCACACTTTTCATACTCTTCAGTAGTTATAAAATAATCTATAAGCAAATCATAGGCATCACCATCCATAACTTTTATTGGTTTATAGGGATTAAAAACTATTGCCAACTCATCTTTTGTTTCTAACAATTCTTCAAACGTAGATATGCCTGTAATAACATTGTAACTATCAATCATAAGCTCTCTATCTTCTAAATCTTTAGACATTAGTTGTTGTATTGTTCGTTTAAATATTGTTGTCTTCTCTGTTTTTCTAACGCTTTTAATCTTTGCTGTTCTCTATACCATGGAGAATTTTTTATTGCGTCCTGTTCTTGTCTATATCTTTGGTATGCTTCTGGATCAAACCTTCTCATTTCTTCTACTGACAATTTATCTTTTGCTTTTTCTTTTGTGTTTTTCTTTTTTCTTTCGTCAGCAGATTGCACTACATATTCTGAATATTGTAAAGCATACAATATAAACTCTTCAGGAGAAAGCTCACCGCTTAATATTTTATCAGAATTTTCTATCAATCTATCAATTTGTCTTATTGGCAAACCTAAACTGTTGACAAGATCAAAAACTGCTTTTGCTTTCATTTCTTGACTCGCTTTAATGCTTTTTGCTACATCTTCAGGTTTCCTTCGTTTACCATTTTTATCAAATTCTGTTGTATTATATTTATCAGATTTTTGCAATTCTTGGAAAAATTTAGCAGCAACTTCTAATATAGGAATGCCCCCTGAAGTTTGTCCTGTCCAAGGTTTGCCTGTCCATTCATCTCCAGCATAAGTAACTATTTCGCCAAGTATAAACATTGCATTTAAATTACCTATTACTCCTGCTCTCATTAAATCTTCGCCATCTTCATCATCCCATGGTGCTAATATACCTGGTAAACCTGCGGCAATATATTGAAAGGCAATAGGTAATAAAGAATGATATATAATTAATTGACGAGAAGCTTCCCATAGTGTGCCTTTACCTTCTTTATTTTTAGATGTAACTTTTCTGTATATATTCAAAGCAGCAACTAATTCTTGTCTAAAATATTGTTTTATAGATGTTTGAAACATATTTAAACCTCTCGCATACCATGATCCTGTTTGAAATTCATCTTTATCTTGCAAGTCACTTGATTGCTGAGTCATTTTTGTGTCTCTTTCAAATAATATAACTGCATGGTCAATAGCCTCTTGCTCTGTAGCTTGAGGATTTTCTGCTTTAAATTTGTTTTTATAATAAATGTAGTTAGGAACACCACCAATTAAGATTGCTCCTTTATCTCCTTGTTTAACTAAATACATTAAAATATCTATAGTTTTTTCTTTAAATCCTGCTGGAAGTACAGATTGTACAGAACTGTTAGAATAAGATTCTAAAGTTCTTAATATACTTTCTCCATATCTATCTTGAATGTAAACAGAATTTTTTGATATTTCTTTCCAAGTAGATTTAAAATCTGTAATGTTTGTTGCGGCTGCTTTTGACCAATTTCTAATTCCTATAAAATTAGAATAAGCTGGAGCAGATGTTAATTGTTTAATAAAAATTGTAGGATTAATTGCTAACTTACCAATCACAAATGCTGATGTAACATTATTAACCCATTCCATAGATAAATCATTACTTACGCCTCTGTTGGCTAACTTTTTAATCATATTCATTATACTATCGTAAGGTGCATTCCCAAAATTGAATTTAATGTTTTTGCTTATATCTTCATTTTTAAATAGTTTATTTAAATCATTTATAGGTTCAGCCATCGAAGCAAAATAATTCATGTCATTTACATAGGATAAGAGCGTTGCCATCTGATCCATATCAGAAATAGCTGTATCATTTTTGATTCTAACTTTAGTAGAGGCAGGAGAAGCAAAATTACTAAAAGCACTTTTTTCAGTACCTAATAAATTCATAATATCTGTTTGAGTATCTCTTCCTTCTCTATATATTCTTCCTGCATAGTGTTCATTCCAAGGCATAGAGGTTCTGTATATTTTTTTATAAGCTTCATTGTAATCTTCATATAAAGATGGAAAAAACTCTTCCACTTGCCAACGTGATAGTTCTTTAACCTCATCGTTTAATTTAGCTTCCATTTCAGACATTATTCTTTTGTAGTCTTTTCCATATTTTGTTTGGAAAGAAAGTTGATTAGCAGGGTCTTTGTATTGCGCTACTAAATACATCATTTGATTTTGACTTAAATCAGGAAGTTCTACACCTGTGTGGAGAAATATTCCTGTAGGAGCAAGACTACTATCTTCTTGCGCTCTTTTCTTCCACTTACTACCATAAACCTCTTCAAGCTTTGTATTTATAGCTATAGTAGTAGCCATTTTTCTTGCTTTATACTCTCTTGTTCCTGCGTTTATTTTTACGCTTGTAATTTTTTGAGTTTCATTACCTAATATTTCCCCTGGCATTTTACCAATAATAGCCATCCAAGTACTTAAATCTGAGTTTCTAAAAACATAATTACGTGTTGCTATTGCTAATTTTGCTACTGCTTTTATAGCTCTGTTTTTTATTTTATTTTTTCTTTGTTCAGAAATTAATCTTTGGTTTCTTAAAGCATCTTCTGCCTCGGGATTTTTAATTAACCTTCTGTTTTTATTGCTTTCAGGACTTAAATCATTAAATTCAGGATTTTCTATATAAGTTTTTATCCTTAAACCTGTCATATCATAATATAAAGCTTCGAACTCACTTACATATTGTAAATGTTTTTTAAATAGTGCTTGTTGTAAAACAGTCTTTCCTGTTTCAACTAAAGAATTTAAATCGTTTAAAACATCAGATAAAGATTCTGTTTGAGATGTATCTATTTCAGATGATAATTGTGCGCCTAAATAGTCTATAACAATATT